AAGACGATACAATTTCTCTGAGCGCAATGTGGGAGGACTATATTCTGTAGCTTCCGATATGCGCTACCACATCCAGAGTAATTCAATTGTTTTCAATCCTAAACCTAGTGGAAGTGACACTGTAACAGTTTACTATATTGCTTCACCCAGGAAATTTCTTGAATACACAACAACTGCAATTGGGCGTGGATCTACAACCCAGTGGACCATTGGCACAAATTCCTTCCAGGTAGGTGATTTACTGGATGGAGTGGATTTCCTGGCAGATGATTATAACGTAACACAAACAGTTACGGCAGTGGCTGCTGCCACTGTTAATACAGATCTGGATTCATCCGGTCTTGCAGATCCAACTGTATTTGGAAATATTGAATCCAGGTACGATTTCTACAGTGGATGGGATGAATATTTAATTGTGGCAGCTGCAATATCGGCACTCATAAAAGAGGAAGCAGATGTATCTGCATTATTTGCGATTAAGCAGCAGGTGCAGGAAAGAATTATTGCAGTCTCAGAAATGCGTGACCTGGGAGAACCAACAACTGTTGTTGACGTAAGTAATTATAATTCACTCTATAACACAGCAACAGCATGAGTGGTATTACATTTACTCAGCTGTCAACAGGAAATGAAGCAACTGACCAGGTACAGGGTTACATTTCAACTGCACTTGCTCCACTTTTTCAGCTGCCTTTTGCTTCTGGCAACCGTGTTCAGGATGTTGATATTACAACTGCAGACACAATTGTAGATCATGGGCTGGAGCAAAAACCAGAGGGATGGATAGTTTTAAAGCAGGATGCAGCCCAGGTAATTTATGAAAGTGCAACCACAAATGACTTTCCTGAAGCAACTATTATCTTGCAAGCAGGCGGGACAGTAACCGTAGATTTATTCTTTTTCTAAAAAAATACTATGGCAACAGCAGGAACAAACATAACAGCAATCGCAAAACCAGCAGTTGGAACCACTACATCTCCAACGTGGGCCACCAATTTAAACACTACCATTGATGCAGTTGATGACCACGATCATTCAACGAACAAAGGTATAAGAATTACACCAGCTGCAGTCAATATTAATGCGGACCTGGAATTTAATCAAAACAGTGCATCAGAATTAAAGAATGTTATTTTTGACAGTACAGTAACTGCAGCCACAACAAGCTATTCAATGTACCAGGCAAGCGGGAATTTATACTGGAGAAATGGATCTGGAACTGCAGTCCAGGTAACAACTGGAGGTGCAGTAAATGCTGGAGCAGGGAGCATAACGGGCATGACTTCAACGGATGCGGGTGTATCTTATACGGATGGCAGCAAAACATTTAACTTCTTTACCGATTCAGGTAATTCAGACTATGGGAAAATGGCTCATGCCGATCTACTCCTTTTCACTTACACAAATGATAATGTTGCAGATACTGACTACATTACAATGGTGTGCAGTGCATCAGCTTCAGGCAGCAGCGGAACTATTACTGTTCCAGCGGAGACAGGGACTTTACTGACAACTGCAACCAATTATGCTGGTGCAATAAATATTGCTACCAGTAACTCCAACAACAACATTGCACTGAAACCAAATGGGACCGGATTTGTCATGGTTGGAAATGCCGGTGCAACTGGAAAAGTAACTTCAAATGGTGCATACGATTTAATTTTAAGCACAAACAGTGGAACCAATTCTGGAACCATTACAATCACTGATGCTGCAAATGGTGACATCACACTTGCCTGTAATGGAACTGGTGATATTGAGTGCAGCAGTGATGTTAAAACTTCAACTACAAAAAAGGTTTATTCAAAAGGAAATTTTGCACAGACTAACCTGGTTGCAAGTTTAATTCATGGATATTAATAATGAGCCAGACAAAAGTTAGAGGTTATACCGTAGATTCAGGGTCAATTATAATTCCAGATGAAATAAATAGTAACATTACCATTGCCTGCAATGGTACAGGTGGCATTGAGTGCAGCAGTGATGTTAAAACATCAACTGCAAAAAAAGTTTATTCCAAAGGAAACTGTGTTCAGACCAGTTTTCATTCTTCATTAATATTTAGTTTTTAGGAGGTAGAAAAATGGCAATTCCAAGTGGTTCTGGCACAGAAGTTTTGAAACGTGGAACCTTCACTGTTACAGATACAACAGATACAAAAATTATAGATGGTGTAGCAAATCACATTTATACTGTTCTGTCAATTGTAATAACTGAAACAGCAGGCGCAGCAGAAACTTTTGGTCTTTTCCTAGATCCAAGTGCAGGGGGAACTGATTATGAAATTATTTCCCTGGCAACAGCATTGGCTGCAGACACAACCTTTATATTTAATGACCGTCTGGTATTGACCGGAACAGATGAACTTAATTTCAAAGCAGGCGGGACTTGTGACATAGATATTGTCATTAGTTATATAGACCAGGATTGGACTTAATTGAGAAGGATTAAATTATGAGTGGGGTTATATATGGTGATTTACTCACAAGTTCCAGATTAACTCCTTCAGCTGGTGGTGTTGAAAGTGGAACAGTAATGATTTTCAACCAGACTGCAGCACCTACTGGATGGACTAAGATTACTGGTTCTGGAAATGATTCTGCACTCAGAGTAACTACTGGAACAGCAGGGACAGGAGGTTCAGTTGCATTTGAAACCGCTTTTGCCTCACAGACTGTACCAACTCACCAATTAAGTATTGCAGAAATGCCAGCACATACTCACACATATACTCATGTTGAAGCGTATGCACCCACAACATCTGCATCCTCAGCATGGGCAGGAAGTGTATCTGACCAACCTACAGGATCAACCGGAGGTGATGGTTCTCACGGACATGGTAGCATTAACCTAGATGTTTCATACATTGATGTAATTAGAGCTACAAAGGATTAAATTATGAGTGGGGCTATACATGGTGATATGATTGCAAGTTCCAGATTAACTCCGTCAGCTGGTGGTGTTGAAAGTGGAACAGTAATGGTTTTTAGCCAGACTGCTGCTCCTACTGGGTGGACTAAAGATACATCATCAAATAATGATACTGCACTTAGAGTAACTACTGGAACTATTGGAACAGGTGGAAGTGTTGCATTTGAGACTGCATTTGCTTCACAGACTATTCCAACTCACCAATTATCTATTGCAGAAATGCCGGCACATACTCACACATATACTTATGTTGAAGAAGAGAGCAACGACACTGTTGGATCTCCGTGGTGTTCAGCAGTATCCACTCAGGCTACAGAATCAACTGGAGGTGATGGTTCTCATGGTCATGGTAGTATTGACCTAGATGTTTTATACGTTGATGTAATTATAGCAACAAAGGATTGATATATATGAGTGGAACTTTATATGGTGATGTGATTCCAAGTTCAAGATATACTGCGCCAGCTGGTGGTGTTGAATCTGGTACAAAGATGACTTTCAGACAAACATCCGCACCTACTGGATGGACTAAAATCACTGGTTCTGGCAATGATACTGCCCTTAGATTAACTACTGGTACTGTTGGAACAGGTGGCTCAGTTGCTTTTGAGACTGCATTTGCTTCACAGACTATTGCATCTCATACAGTATCTACTGCAGAATTGCCAGCACATACTCATACTTATGTAAAAATTGCCATGACCAGCAGGACAGATGGTGGTTCTGATTGGGCTGCAGGTTCCCAAGCAGGTATTGCATCAGGTTCAACTGGAGGTGGTGGTAGTCATGGTCATGGAAGCATTGATCTTAATGTTTCATTCATTGATGTAATAATTGCAACAAAGGATTAAATTTGGCTTCAGGATATACAGTAATAAAAGACGATTCAGCAATTTATAAAAATGGAGAATCAATTGAAGGATGTGATATGTCTGGATTGCCAGACGATTTTCATGCACTTCAATGGGATGGAACAAATGGTGAAATTGAATATACAGGTAATATAAAACCAAATTTAGTTGTTTCATCAAAATCACAAATAGAATCTGCATTAGGAATTTCATTGCCTACTTTAATTGAAAGACGGACTGCAAGAATTTCAGAAATTAAGGAAGAAGAAGAAGCAGCAGAAGCAAAAAGAGTAGTAGAAAGAGCAGCACTAATAGAAGCAGATAATGAGTGATTATTGTCCGTTAATACAAAAGAAATGTAAGGAACACAAATGTAAGTTCTACATTCAGATAATGGGTAGGAATCCAAATACAGGACAAGAAGTTAATGAGTGGAATTGTGCTGTAACATGGTTGCCGATGTTATTAATTGAAGGAAGTCAACAAACCAGACAGGCAGGATCTGCCATAGAATCATTTCGGAATGAGATGGTAAAGGCAAACGAGGAATTATTAATGCTACAGAATTGATATGAAGAAAGAATCNCTGGATGANCAGATCCAGAAAGCAGACCAGGAACTGGAATCAATATTAACAAACATAAATGAATTAGCGACACGGCAGCAAAGACTAATTGGCTACAGACAATGTTTAATTGACATGAAAGATAAAAATGCCACTACAAAAAACACTGGTTCCGGTTAGTATAATTGATGGGTTGGACACTAAAAATGATCCAAAACTCACGCCTAAATTAACTGATTTGCAGAACGGCAGATACACTGTTGGTTCCCAGGTTTCAAAACGCCTGGGGTACTCTGCACTTTCCCAAAATATTTCCGGTACAACAAGCCTGCTTTCTTCTGGTGATGGACTAACTTCATTCCAGGATGAGCTGTTGGAATTTTCCAGCTCCAAACTCTACAGTTATTCTTCCTCAGTTTCCAGGTGGACCGACAAAGGAGGATTCCAGAGTGTCAAAATTGACAGTGATGATGTAATTCGGAATACTTCTGAAGCAAAAAACCAGGATTCCTGTATTGCATCCGGTCTGCAGTTATTTGCCTGGGAGCAATATACTGTTGCAGGCGCATTAGAAGGAATTTATGCCTCTGTAAGAGATTCTGTTACTGGCGCAATATTCCAGGCTGCCACCCTCATTGATGCAACTGCAATAAATCCCAGGTGCGTTGCATTAGGTCCAACTCCAACATTGGTTTATTTGGATACATCAGCATCTCCGTATGTTATGAAATGTGTCCGATTGGACACTAACAATCCGGTTGCTTTTTTAACTACAAACACAATTTCATCATTAGTTAATGCCTCAAATCCAGTTTATGATATTCAAGTCTATTCAGATCATGCAACTGTAGGGAATGCTATTTTTTGTTACAATCAGTCAGGTTCAACAAGAATTGATGTGGGTTTCATCACCATTGATGGCGTGGTGGGAACTCCAGGTAGTGGCTACCCTGGAATAGCAACAATATTATCAACCATTGCAACAGACACAATTGCAATTTGTGGAGATCAAATAAACTCTGCACCTACAGAAGAAAATCGCATATATGTTGGTTATGCTTCCACTACTGCATCAGCAGGTTTAAAAATAAAACGCCTAAAATCAACTTTGGAGGTGGAAGCAACGCACACGGTTGAAGGAACTGGAACCAAAATTGATGGGTGCAGCATGATAGTTACCCAGGCGGGAGATCTGCAAATTATTTATACATTAAATGCCACAAATACTTATGACCACCAGGTAAAAGGCGCACTTTATAACATTACTGATGATTCTATGGGATCATCTGCAATCATAAAGCGCAGCGTTGGTCTTGTATCAAAAATTTGGGAGTATGATTCCAAAAATTA